CGCATGTTTACTAGCTTTTGGCTTAAGCGCCTTGGCTTGCAAACATTCCGAGCGGGTCACTCCACCCGAAGCTATAACGCTCACGTGACTTGTAACGCACGTTCCCTGTATCGAAATCCCCGTCCATGCTATTTTGCAAAGGAATACGAACAAAGTGCTTCATGCCGTTGGGAACGTCGGTGGTCAGGAACCATGCGTTCGTGTCGGTCAAGAAGTGGTTGATCGTATAGCCTTCCGGGATGGAGCCATTGTTAACGATCGCGTTCACGTCGTTATCGTTGGTGCCAGGACGGAGCTGGGTTTCCAGCAGACGGGTGGCCACGAACTGGAGTGCCGGGGGCACAATCAGCTTGCGGGGACGAGCGGCGATCAGCAGACCACGTTCGTCAGTCCAACCTGCGATCTGAATGACTGCGTTTTCCAACGCGGTTTCAGACAGGTCAACCTGAACGGTCGGGGTGTTGCTGTTGGTGCCACCAGATACCAGCGGGTGCTGGGTGCTGAACAGAGCAACGCCGTCACCACCAGGGTAGTTGGACGAGAAGCCATTGTTCAGAACTGCTGCCGCTTTGACCTGCTTGGTGTACGACATCGCACGAGCCAGGCCCTTGGTATAACGAGCCGAGAGGCTGTCATACAGGTTATCTTCGATGGCCTCTTCGGTCAGCGAGAAACCCAGAGCGATGGTTTCGTGGTTGTATCGAGCGGTCCATGCTTCCTGCGCATTGTCGTACGCAATTGCAGAACCTTCGTTTTTGACCGGTGCTGCCGAGAAGCCGGACAGCTTGGTCTCTTCTTCGAACGAACGCTCGGAAGTCTCGGTTTCGTAGATTTCCTTGTGCTCTTCGCCGTAACGAGCGTACTCCAGACCGAACAATGCGTTCAAGCCGGGGAGCAGCTCTTTCAGTAGTTGTGCGCGTGAAATAGCCATGATTTAGCTCCTTAGCTTACACCGGTGGTGTTGTTATATTGATGCAGGTTGATCTTAACGATAATCTCTGGATAACCAGTAGAAGTCGCTGTATCAGGAACCACATCAATTACACGCAGTGGCAGAGTATTTGAGGTATCTTCCGAACCAGCCAGTGCCGACATAGTCGAATCACCAGTAGTTGTAGAACCGCCGCTACCCAGATCCAAGGAAATGTTGTAGCCGATAGAAACGATGCTTGTGGTGTTAACCACTACACTGTTTGCGTCGGTAACAACAATCTTGAACGCCGCCATAGGATCATCAACAACGATAGCCTGTGCATCAGTAATAGCGCTGTTAGCAGGCCAGTATTGAGCATAGGTTGGTTGCTTGGTGGTCGGGTTGGTATAAGTACATCCCAGAAATACGCCAACCATGCCGGTCGGAGTAGCGCTGGTAATACGAGTTACTTTACCGGCGGACAATTGAACCAAATCACCGTAGTAGATGGCGGGAGCAGTATTTGCAATCGCAAATTTACGAGTTGCACCTGCGTACGGCAGACCATCAATACGATTAATTGGCTTTAGCCCGTAAGGGGCACTTACAGTAGGATAAGCCATTTAAAACTCCTAAAAGTTTAGTTTCCTTTACCGAAGCTATGCGAAGACTTTCTCTCTTTAAAGAGAGGCATCCTAGGATCGCTTTGGCGCATCAAGTTATTGTCTACGGCTTCCGTCTGAGCTTGCGTTTGGTTCTGGTAATACGCAGAACGCTGTTCAACAAAGTTTTCAGGAGCCTTGCAAAGCAATAACCCACCAATCTCGATATTGTCTTTGAATCGACTACCGGGATCGATTAGCAGTTGGAACTTTGGTTGCTCTTCAATACGGACCGGTTCCCAACCTTCACGGAGTTTGGACGAAAGGTTACGGGGGTCAGTTTGACCAAGCATGGATACACGTATCCAGCGATAAGCATACCCAGCCTCTTTATCAGGCTCAGGTAGCAATTCAGGCGGTGCCCACTGCTTAGGGCGCTCGCTCATTGCTCGGGTTGCTAATTCGCGTTGTAGTTTGTTTTCAGCCATTTTGGGCCTCCAGTTTTCTGAGTTCAAGGGCGTATTGTTCCGGGGTTAGTCCCAACTTCTTTGCAAGCGCAACTTGGCTCGTTCTCAGCTTTATCTTGTTAGAAGCTGTGCTACGAACCGCTGGGGCTACCACTGTGCTCGGCTTTGTGCGAGCAGGCTCGGACCGCGCCTTGTCCTCCGGCTCCTCAATATTGAAATATTCAGGGAACCGCTTGCGGATTGTTCTGTCCAACGCCGCGTAATATTCGTCTGATCCAACCACTACTTCGCCCGACTTTTTGAGCTTCTCGTGTATGCCCAAAGCCGTTGCGGTCATCTCATCGTCTGCCCCATACCACGGGTTGCGTTCTTGCCACGCTTCCAGTCTAGGGTTTAGCGGACGAGGAGCAGGTTGT